TGGCCATCCTGGAGGGCCACGACTTCAACGCCTACCTGTTCGCCGCCATCGTCGTTGAGCATAATGGCGTCTCCAGCCGCCAAGCCGAGCTGAGAGAGTTCCTGGCCTCGAAGGGCTATTGCCTCGACGCCCGATGGCCCAACGGGATTGAGGACTGGTTCCTCCACCGCTCCGTGAAAGAGCCGCGAGCATGAATGCTCTCACCGTGTCCGTGGACTATGACGATCTTCTGGCCATTACCCTGCCGCGGAACGCGCGGCACTTCGACAAAGTGCTCGTGGTCTCGACGCCCGAGGACGCGGCGACCGCCGCCGTCGTGGCCGCCGTGCCCAACGCCCGCCTGTTCACGACGCGGGCGTTCTACCACGATGGCGCGCCCTTCGCCAAGGGCCTGGCCGTGGAACAGGGACTCGACGCCCTGGGCCGCGACGGCTGGCTGTGCATCTTCGACGCCGACACGCTGCTGCCCGAGGCGCCCGACTGGACGCCGCTCGCCCGCGGCCGCCTCCACGTGCCCCGCCGCCGAATCCTCAGCCACGTGGAGAAGTGGACGCCCGACCTGAACTGGGCCGCCTGCCCCGTCGTGGACGACCGCGAGCACGCCGGCTACTGCCAGGTGTTCCACGCCGACGACCCCGTGCTGAGGAACCGCCGGCCCTGGTACGGCGTCCGCTGGCGGACGGCCGCCGGCTGCGACTCGGATTTCATGCACCTCTGGCCGCCGGAGCGCCGCGCCTGGCTGCCATGGCACGTGCTCCACATCGGCTTCCACGGCCTCAACTGGTGCGGCCGCTGGACCCCGCGCATCGACGGCCAGCCGCCCCGCGACGCAGACGCCCACGCCGAGGCGCAGGGACGCCTCCGCGATGACCGCAAGAGCCACGGCTACCGAAAGGAGCAATTCTGATGTCGAATCGCCGCCCGACACTGAAGGGAAGGCCCCCTGGGAGCCCGAACATGCCGAAGCCGACCGTCCGCTCCATCCGCCAGCCGCCCGCCTGCCCCTACTGCGGGAGCAGTGAGACCAACATCTTCTACACGCGTCCCTCGCAGGACCTCCAGGGGATAGAGGGGAAAACCCGACTCCGCTATTGCCGGATCAACCGGCGGGTTCGCGAGTGCCTCAAGTGCCGCCGGCGATTCGACGAGCGCGAATATGTGCTCTCTGGCACGGAAGCAGAAACTACTCAGAACTGAGTTGTTTTTGCCGCCAGACTATTGACACTCGGCCCCGCCGGCCTAGAATGGAAGTGCCGACCCGAAATAGCGGGGCGCCTAGCTAGCGCCCCGTCCGAGAACCAACGAAAGCCGTGCAGGGCTGCACCCTTGCACGGCTTTTTCGTTGGGCCTCCAGGAGGTCAGCCCTGGCCACCCACGCCGAACAGATGCGCGACGCGCTGAAGACCGCCCTCCTCAAAGGCACCATCGCCGAGTCTACCACCGTCGACGGAACGAGCGTGCGGTTCCGCGACCGCAAGGAGCTGCGCGACGAGTACCAGTTCTGGTGCAGGGAGGTCGCCCGCGAGCGCGGCGAGCGCCCGAGCCTCGCCCAAATGGACTTGAGCGGAGCTTTCGATGCCTGACGAGCCGAAGACCGCCGCCAAGCCGCACCGCGCGCCCCGCGTGACGTACTCGCGGGCCGTGGCCCTCGGCTACGACGCCGCGGGCGACGCGGGGAAGCGCCGCAAAACCACCTCGACCACGCTCAAGAGCGAGGACAGCACGCTCGGCCAGACCGACCGCAAGCGGCTCATCAACCGCGCCCGGGATCTCCGCCGCAACTTCACCGTCGCCCGATGGATGGTTCGCAAGCACCTCGATTGGGTGACATCCTTCGCCTTCCAGTCGCACACGGACGACCCGGAATGGGACACCGCGGTCGAGGAGTTCGTGGCCGAGTGGGCCAAGCCGTGGAACTCCGACCTGAACCGCCGCCACTCGTTCTGGCAGATGCTGCGCGGCGCCGAGGCCTGCCGCGTGGTTGACGGCGATTTGCTCTTCTCGCGATTGAGCGACGGCCGCCTTCAGCCCATCGAGGGCGACCGCATTCAGACCCCCTTCGGCCACAGCCCCAAAGGCTACGAGAAGGAGACCTTCGTCAACGGCGTCCAGGTCTCCAAGACCGGCGCCGCCCTCGGCTACGCCGTCTGCGACCGCGACGAGTACGGCGGCTTCGTCTTCCGCACCGTCCTGCCCGCGGCCTTCTGCACGCTCCACGCGCACTTCGACCGCTTTGACCAGGTGCGCGGCGTGAGCGAGCTGGCCTCCGCCATGAACGACCTCCAGGACAACTATGAGGCGAAGGTGTACGCCCTGGGCAAGATGAAGGCCGCGCAGCTCTGCGGCCTCGTCACCAAGCGCGGCTCCGACAGCGCCCTGGGCACAGTGACAGGGAGCGGCGACAGCGCCAACGAAATCCCCTTCAGCGTGGACATGGGGAAGGGGCTGTTCCACCTCGACCTCGAACCCGAGGACACCGCCGAGATCATCGAGGCGCGGACCCCAAGCGAGGAGTTTCAGAACTTCTGGCGGCAGGTGACGATGATGACCTTGAAGGCGTTGAACCTGCCCTATTCGTTCTGGGACGAGTCGTTCACGAACTTCTTCGGCTCCCGTTCCGCCCTCATCAACTATGTGCAGTCGGCCACCCACAACCGCGGCCACGTGGCGACCACGGCGACCGCCCTGCTCCGCTGGCGCCTCGGCATCGCCGTGGCGAATGGTGAGCTGACCCTGCCCGCCGGCCTGGCCTTCAACGATGCCATGAAATTCCAGCTCCAGCCGAAGGCCCTGCCGTGGTGGAACCCGCTTCAGGAGGTGAAAGCTGATCTGGAGGCTGTCCACGGGCGGCTCATCAGCCGCCGCCGCCTGCTCGCTGAGCGGGGGATCGACTTCTTTGAGGTCGTAGACGAGTTGGACGAAGAGGAGGCGTACATCGCCACGAAGGCCAACCTGAAGCCGCCCGCCCCGGCCACGCCGCCCCCACCCCCCGTGGCCGACGGCTACGGCCCGCAGGAGGATGCCGATGCCATCGCCAAGTGAGCACCGTCCCGGCCACCAATGGATGCTCTCGGCACCCCTCTACGGCCTTCCGCCTCAGCGCGTGGACGCCGAGAAGGGCGTCATCTACGGCTTCGCGGTCGTCACCGAGGGCGAGGCCAAAGGCCACGGCGTCCACCTCGACGCCGAGTTCGTCCAGGAGGTAGTCAAGCGTGGAAACGAAAAGGCCCACGGCCTCAAAAGCCGATTCGGCCATCCCAACATGTCCTCCACCGCCCTCGGCACATTCCTTGGACGAGTCAAGAACCTGCGAAGTGAGCCAAGCCCTCAGGGCCTTGTTGCTCGGGGCGACCTCTACCTCTCGACGACGGCCCGCGAGACGCCCCAAGGCGACCTCTACGGCTACGTCCTGAGCCTGGCCGACAACGACGCGGCCGCCTTCGGCTCGAGCATCGTTTTCGAGCCAGGCCAGCTCTACCGCCGCGACGCCGCGGGAAACAAAGTGATCCTCCAAAGCGGCGACGAGCCGGAGCCCGATGACCGCGTGTTCGTCGAGCTGGGCGAGCTGCATGCCGACGACCTGGTGGACGACCCCGCCGCGAACCCGAGCGGCCTGTTCGGCTCGGCCTGGGCCGATGAGACGTGGGCCGGGCAAGTGACCCAGTTCCTCGACCTCCACCCTGAGATCTTCGACCTGATCGAGCGGCATCCCGACGCGGTGCGAGGTTTCCTCGCCCGCTACCGCTCCTACCTCGCACGAAAGGGAAAAACGATGGCAGACCAGATCGAGGCTGCCGTGGGGGCCGCCGAGCAGAAGCTCGCCGGCCAGGAATCGACCGTGGCGGCAGAGGCCGCGCCCGAGCCCGAGACGGCCGCCCCGCCTGCCGAGGCGCCAGCGCCCGCCGAGAATCCGGGGAAGCGATTCCTCGAGGCCTTCGGCCAGCAGGGCGCCGTGTGGTTCGTGGAGGGAAAGAGCTTCGACGAGGCCACGCAGCTCCACGTGGCCGACCTGCGCGGCCAGTTGGCCGCGAAGGACAAAGCCCTGGCAGACGCCAAGGCCGCGCACGCCGAGGAGCTGAAGGCCAAGGACGCCGAGATCGCCGCGCTGAAGCAGCGGCTGGAGGCGGCCAGCGCCGCCGGCCTCGGCAACCCGCCCGTCGCCCAGCGGGCGACCGAGGAGGCCGCAGCCGAGGATGAGGAGTTCACGAAGCTCCTTGAGGCCTTCGACGGCGACGAGAAGCGGGCGAAGGCCGCCCTCGCCCGGCGCCAGAAGGCGCGAGCCGCCAAGAGCGGCGCGTGAGACTGTGACCGACCCGCAATCCAACAGGAGAGCCTCCAATGGCTCACGACCGAATGACCGCCGCCGACGTGCTCGCCGTCAACAACAGCGAGGAGATCATCGGCTGCATCGTGCAGACCGCGCTCCTCTACCCCGAGCTGGCCGTCTTCCCCGCCAGCCCCGTGGCGAAGACGAAGTACTCGACGCTCGTGCGCACGGCCCTGCCGAGCGTGGGGTTTCGCAGCATCAACACGGGCCGCGACAACAGCCGGGCCACGCTCACCGAGCGCACGGTCGAGGCGATGTTCCTGGACGCATCCTGGGACATTGACGAGGCCGCGGCCCGGAAGGCCGAGTGGGGCGTGGAGGCCGCCTGCGGCATCCAGCGTCAAGCCCACATTGACGCCGCGTTCGGCGCCATCGCTGCGCAGATCTGGCAGGGCACCGATGCCAGCGCCAGTGGCTTCGCTGGCCTCAACAGCCTCCTGAACGGGCTCAACGACACCATGATGGTGAACGCCGGCGGCTCGGGCGCCGCGTGCACCTCCATCTGGGGCATTCAGTTCAACCCGCGCGTCGTGCGCGCCGAGGGCGCCGAGCGCCAGGTCGCCGAGGTCATGCTCTGCTTCGGCCTCGACGCCCGCCTGGCGGTCGGCGACACGGTTTACGACACCCTGCCGACAAGCGATGGGACCACCATGTGGGGCTGGAAGCAGGCCATCAGCGGCTACGTGGGCCTCCAGGCCTGCAACTACGATGCGTTCGGACGCATTGCCAACCTGGATTCCACCCACGCGGCGAGCGACGATCTGATCGCATCGCTCCTGTCGAAGTTCCGGGTCGGCCGGAAGCCGGACTACCTGTTCATGAACCGCACCTCGATGAAGGCGCTTCAGGACAGCCGGACGGCCACGAACTCGACGGGCGCCCCTGCGCCCTTCCCGACCGAGGCGTTCGGCGTGCCGATCATCGTGACCGACTCGATCCCCGACACCGAGGCGGCCATCACGGCGACGACCTGAGCGTCGCCGAGGAGCAAGCGGTGAGCGACGTTGATTCCGCCATCGCCGAGGCCGCCGCCGGGCTTCTTGCCGTCGCCGGGACCTCCGTCACCTACTCGCGGGGCGCCAGCTCCGTGGCGGTGACGGGGGTCCCCGCCCGCTCGCTCTTCGAGGTGGACAACGGCGTGGACGAACTCCGCGAGCAGGTCGAAAGCCTGGACTGGCTCTTCGAGGCCGCCGACCTCGTGCTTGCCTCTGTGACCGTGACCCCCCAACGAGGCGACAAGATCGCCCAAGCCGTCGGGAGCGAAACCCTGACCTTCGAGGTCCTCGACATCCCCAACGAGGGTTGCTACCGCTGGAGCGATCCCCAGCACACCCTCATTCGCGTGCACGCGAGACTCGTGGTGGCCGCATGAGCCTGGCAACCGACATCGCCGACGCCGTGGTGGCCGACCTGAACGCGCACACGTTCACCATCGCCTTCACCTCGGCGCGCAAATGGCTGGCCGAGCTGAAGCTGGCGGAGGTGAGCGACACGCTCCATGTGACCATCGTCCCCGGCACCCTCGCTCAAACGCCGGCCACGCGGACCAAGCGCCAGGCCGACTGCCAGATCCAGATCGGCGTCCGCAAGCGCCCGCCCAGCCTCGCCGACGCCGCCGGCCACGTGAAGAACTCCCTGATCGATCCCCTCGCGAACCTGGTTCAGGAGATCGACGACTTCCTGGCCACCCAACAGACGCTGACCACGCTGGCCGGCGTCGTTTGGATCGCGTCCGAACTGACCTTGCCCTTTTCCGCCGAGCACCTGGCGAGCTGGAACCAATTCACCAGCGTGCTCACCCTCACCTATCGCAACTGGAGATAACCGATGGCGAACACGACCCCGAACATCGGCCAGCAGTGCAAGCTCTACCGAGGCAGCGCGTTCGACGACGCCATGTCGAGCGCCAACTGGCTCGAGGTCGAGAACGTCCAGGACCTCAACCTCGGCAGCGAGCACGACAAGGCCGAGGCCAACACGCGCGCGACGCGCCACAAGCGCTACCTGCTCGGCCTCCAGGACAATCCGATCACCTTCAGCTCCCTCTGGGACCCGAGCGATGCCGACTTCACCGCCTTCCTCGACGCGCACCTCAACGGCACCACGCTGCCCATCATGGTGCTCGACGGCGACAAGGACGAGGCCGGCACCGAGGGCCTGAAGGCCGACGTCTATGTGTCCAAGTGCGAGCGGCAGGAGGTCCTCGGCGAGGCGACGGCGGCCGACATCGAGCTCGCCATCGCCTACAGCGCCAACCTCCCGACCTGGATGACCGCGACGACCTGAGCCGTGGCTAACTGACGAAAGGGCGGCGGCATGGCAACGTTCCGCGACGGCAGCGGCCGCGACTGGGCGGTGACCATCACGGTCGCCACGGTCAAGCGCGTCAAGAGCCTGCTCGGCCTCGACCTGCTGAAGATCGAGGACAACCTGATCGGCCGCGTGGCCGAAGACCCCGTGCTCCTCTGCGACCTGCTCTACGCCGTCTGCAAGCCCCAGGCCGACGAGTGCGGCGTCGCCGACTCCGCGTTCGGCGAGCTGCTCGCCGGCGACGTGCTCGACGCCGCGACCGACGCCTTCCTGGAGGAGCTGGTTGGTTTTTTCCCCAGGCACCGCCGCCGCGTCCTGGCGGCGGTGCTGGCGAAGCAGAAGGACCTCCTCGGAGCGGTCGCCGCAAAGGCGATGGCACGGGTCGAGGAGCTGACGCTCGACCAGTTGACCTCTGGCGAGAAGTCTACCGGCTCGCCGGCGTCCTCGGCTGCGACCCCGGCCCCCTGACCCTCCGGGAACTCGTCTGGATGGTCGAGGGCCGCCGCAACGACGCCTGGCATCACACATCGGCGGTGCTCGCGATGCTCTACAACGCCAATCGGGACCCCAAGCGGAGCCGGCCGAAGTCGCCGAACGACTTCCACCCCTATCTCGTCAGCCATGCGGCCGCCCGCCGCGGCGTCCCCATCACTAAGGCCATGTTGCCCCTGCTCCGAAAGGTGTTCTGCAAGTGACTGGCACCCGCTCCGCACTCGTCAAGCGCTCGAAGCAGTGGTGGTTTGACAGCCAGAAGGTCATCGCCGCCGTCCACAAGGCCGAGCGGCGGGTGCAGAGTCGCCAAGGCGCTCTCATCCGCGGGATCGCCCGCCGCTCGATGCGGAAACGCCGCGGGCCATCGCGCCCAGGCCGCCCGCCCCACGTCCACCGAGGGATGCTGAAGGACCTGCTGTTTTTCGGCTGGGACCCGGCCACCCGCACGACCGTGGTTGGGCCTGCGAAATTCAGGCGCGGGATCGTCCCAGCGCTTCTCGAAAAGGGCGGCACCACACAACGAAAGAGGGGGAAGAAGCTCCTCACCGTCCACATCGCCGCGCGCCCCTACATGGGACCCGCCCTGGCCGCTGCGAAGCCCAACCTCGCCGAGAGCTGGCGCGACGCCGTGGTGAGGACCTTGTGACATGGCAGCCGACGCGAAGGGCATCCGGGCAGGCAAGGCATACGTCGAGCTGGGCACGCTCGACAAGAGCCTCACGCGCGGCCTCCGGGCCGCCTCGGCCAAGCTCCGGGCCTTCGGCAACGGCGTCGCCGCCATCGGCCTCAAGACGATGGGGATCGGCGCCGCCATCGTCGCCCCGCTCGCCGCCGCAGCGAAGCTCTTCAGCTCGATGGGCGACGAGATCGGGAAGATGTCCAAGCGCACAGGCCTGGGCGCTGAGTTCCTCTCCGAACTCGGCTACGCCGCCCGCCTCTCCGGCGCCTCGCTCGAAGACACCGAGAAGCAAGTTACCCGCCTTCAGCGCGCAGCGTACGACGCCGCGCGCGGGAGCAAAGAGCAGGTCGAGGCGTTCGACAGCCTCGGCGTGGCGGCCACCGACGCCAGCGGGGCGCTTCGCCCGACGGAAGACATCTTCCGCGATGTGGTGAACAGCCTGGCCGGCGTCACAAACGAAACCCAGAAGGCGGGTCTGTCTCTGGTGCTCTTTGGCAGATCGGGCACGCAGATTCTCCCGATGATCCACGACGGCGAGAAGGGCTTGAAGGCCATGATGGCGGAGGCCCACAGGCTCGGCCTGGTGATGAGCAAGGAGGACGTCCAAGCCGCCGAAGAGATGACCGATCAGTTTGAGCGGCTCTGGTCTGCCGCCAAGATGGGGGTCTTCCGCGTCGGGAGGGCGTTGGCGCCCATCCTGGGCGACTTCGCCGCGGGCACGGCGCGGATCGCCGCGACGATTGGCGACTGGATCAACCGCAACCGCGAGCTCATCGTGCTCATGCTCAAGCTCGGCGTCGGCCTGATCGTGGCCGGCGTGGGGATGGCCCTGCTCGGGAAGATCATCGCGGGCGTCGGCCTCGCCCTGGGCCTGCTCGCCAAAGGCATTTCCCTGAGCATCGGGCTCCTGAAGCTGCTCCTGTCGCCCATCGCCCTCACCACGATCGCCATCGGCGGCCTCACGGCGGCCGTCGTCCACTTCAGCGGCAACAGCGGCCGCGTGCTCAGCGGCGTGGGCAAGGCATTTGCCGGCCTCCGCGACGACGCGGTGCTGGCCTTCAACGGCATCCGCGACGCGATGGCCGCCGGCGACCTCCAGGCCGCCGCGACCTTGCTCTGGGCGTTCCTGAAAATGACCTGGGCGCGCGGCGTCGCCGCCCTCAAGGCCATCTGGGGTGGCATCAAGGACGGTTTCGCCAAGGTCATTCTCGACGCCTGGTATGGCGCGCAGGCCGGACTCATCGAGGCGTGGGGAGCGCTCGAACGATGGTGGATTGGCCTGACGACGACGATGGAGGTCGCCTGGACGGGGATGGTGACCAAGCTCCGGTCCATCTGGGAGTCGACGGTCGGCACCCTGGCCGCCGCATTCCTGGAGGAAGAGCTTCGCAGCCAGTTCCAGAATCAGGCGGATGCCCTCGTGCGGCAAGGCATCCTCGAGCCTGGGGGCCAACGAGCCTACGTGGACCAGAAAATGGCCGAGACCCACGGCGACATGATCCGTGGCGAGAAGCGGCTCCTGGGGGAAGCGGCCGCGAACGTGAAGGCCATCGAGGCCGAAGGCGCCAAGGCGCAGGCCGCCGCCGAGCGCCGAGAGGCCGCCAGACTCAAGGAATCGCGGGCCATGCAGCAGGCCACGGCAGGCGTCATCGGCGAGGGGAGCCTGAAGGCCGACACCGCTCGCAACGCCGCCGCTGCCGCCCGCCAGGCCGCCTCCGACAAGGAGCTGGCCGAGGCGCAGAAGGCCTATCGCCTCGCCGTCGCCGAGACCGCCCACGCCGTCGCCCATCGAGGGGACGAGATGCCCGACTGGGAGAAGCTGCCCGACAAGGCGGCGAAGGCGGCCGCTGCCGCCGCCGCGGCGCCTCGCACGGTCGAGCGGACCTCCATCGGCACGTTCAACCCCTCCATGATCGGACGAATCATGGGCGGCACGTTCATGAGCGACATTGCCGCCTCGACCCGCGAGACGGCGAAATACACGAAAGCCATCGCCGAGCAGACCCGCGATGGCGCGACCTTCAGCGATTGAGGACCTGACGTGAGCTGCACGCTCATCAACGAACGCGGCCCGCTCGGAGGCGACCGAGGCACGCTCACCTACCTCATCGAGGGCCACGAGACCGAGCAGGGCGCCCTCACGGAGCTGCTTGCGACGGCCCCGACGCTCTATAACTACCTTCAGCGCGACACGGCCGCCTGCCGCGTGGAATGGCACGCCATCGGCACGGGCGGCGATGTCCAGGTCTTCCTCGGCTACGCCGAATACCGCCGCAAGGCCCGCAAGGAAACGGGCGACACGACCACACAGTTCGAGGTCGGCGGAGCCACCGAGCACATCACGCAGAGCATCTCCACGATCTCCAAAACGCCCGTGAGCGGCACGGCTCCCGACCACAAGGGCGCCATCGGCGTGGACGAGAAGGGCAACATCGCGGGCGTGGACATTGTGGCGCCGCAGCTCCGCTTCTCCAAGACGTACTACATCGCCGCCGCCGCGGTGACCGATGCCTACATCCGCACGCTCGCCGGCCTCGCGGCCCACGTGAACGACGCGACGTTCATGGGCTTCGCGGCCGGCGAGGTGCTGTTCATCGGCGCCCGGGGCTCGCAGCGTGGCGAGGAGGACTGGGAGATCACATTCGACTTCGCCGCCAGCCCGAACAAGACCAACATCTCCATCGGCGGCGTCATCACCGTCCCGGCCAAGAAGGGATGGGAATATCTCTGGGTCCAGTACGAGACCATCGAGGACCCGACCGCCAAGAAGCTGACGCGACGCCCCATCGCCGCCTATGTCGAGAAGGTCTACGACACGGGCGATTTCGGCGCTCTGGTGCCATGAGGTGAATGATGGGTGATCCGTTCCAGCGCGTGACTGCGGGCAGCCCGGTGCCCTTCTCGGCCAGGCGCCATAACGCCCTCAGCACGATAGCCATTGAGTGGCCTCGCCAGAAAGAGCTCGGCGGCGGACGCCCTGAGTCGCCCAGAATGCTCGGCTCCGACGTGCCCATCGCCAACGGCACGGGCGACGACCTCGCGCGCTTCGCCGTCGTCGGCCTCGACACCATCGTCATCAGCCCCACCGACAACGCCGACGAGTTCAAGAACAACCCCGCGTTTGACGCCGCGACGCCCGACGAGGATCTCCACCAGGGCAAAATCGCCATCCTCCAGGAGCCCATCGCCGACGGCAAAATCGGCCTCGGCCGCGTGGCCGGGATCTCGGTCGTCCAGATCGACGTCACCGACGCCACCCACGGCTATGCCAAGCTCACCGACGGGGACGCTACGAAGCTCACGAGCCACGCCAGCGAAGGGCATCGCATCCTCTACGCCGAGGCCGGCACAGGGACGAAATGGGGGGTCGTCTCCCTCGGTTTTTTTAGCAGCCAGCCGTGGATAGATTCGGACCTCTCCGTGTACGTCGAGGACGGCTCGCCGGCCGTGGCCTGCGCCGCGGGCATCTTCTACGGCGCCAGCTACGCCTACTCGGCCGAGTGCCGCTCGTACTTCCACTTTCCCGAGCCGTTGGTGATGGACGACATCGACACGCTGATCGTCCGGGCGCCGGGCGTCGCCAATGGCATCGTGGCTCAGCGGCTCTACGCCCTGCTCTCGAGCGTGCAGAACATCGACGTGGACGACCTGGTGCGCCTGGCCTTCGTGACCGCCGACTTCGACGCCTCGATGACCTGGGGAACGCAGCCAGCAACTCTGGCCGTGCACACGGGCGGCTATGGCAGAGCCGACCGCGCCGCGACACACAGCTTCTACAAGAATCTGCGACGCGACCACGGCGGACTCCTCGCCTACTGCGCCCCGAGCATCCCCGGCGTGTCCACCCTCGTGTACGGCGTGCAGCTCTCCGTGGTCCTCACCAGGTACGGCCCGGCGACCTCGTACTTCACGTCCTGCTACGGGATCGTGAACCAAACGCTGGCCAACCTGGCGTGTCGGTTCGTTCGCCGCGTGGCCTGAAAGGAACCCCAATGGCGAAATGCCCCTTGCACGACGACCTGGTGGAGGACGTGAAGGCCGGCACGCCCTGGAAGGTGTTCATTTGGGCCGCGAGCATCGTCACGGTTTCCGTGCTCGGCTGCGTGGGCCTCACGCTCAACGTGCGGGCAGAGATGACCGATTTGCACATCGCCGGCGCCGTGCGAGAGGAGAAGATCGACCAGCTCCGTGAAACCGTGGCGCGCCTCGCCGAATGGCAGAAGGCCACCTCGGCAACCGCGCGGGAAATCCGCGACATCGTTCTGAGTATCAAGAGAGAAGGAGAAGGCGAGTGAAGGGCAAGAGGACCTACGCGCTGCTGTTGCCGCTGGCGCTCCTGCTCGGGGCAAGCGGGTGCAGCACGTTCGACGCCACGGAGCGCTGCCAGATCGATCAGTACGTCGAGGCGCACCCGAAATGGTACAACCACAAGTTCAGGCTCCCGACCTGACCCGTCTGCCACGCCGCCGTGTGCGGCGCGACAGGGCTGCTGAAGTACGCGACTTTGACCCTCGTGCATCAGCCCTACGACGACGAGTGCCTGCGCTTCTGGCACGAGCGCCACAAGGAGCGCGCCCCCAAGGGCAAGGCCTGCGAGTGCGACGGCAAGCTCCTCGCGTGCGGCTGCCCGTGGGGCGACGAGAAGCCGGCGCCGCCGGCCCCACCGGCCGCCCCAGGCGAGCCCGCCGCGGCCCCCGCTCCCGAGGCGCCGCCCGCACCCTCGCCCGCGGCGCCTGGCGCACCGGCTGCGCCCGCGCCGCCGACGACTCTGCCGTCGGGCGTGCTCCCGTCGGTGGACGCGCCTGATACCGCCGACCTGGAAGCCGAGCTGAAGGCCGCCATCCAAGCCTGGCTCAGGAGGAAGACGAAGAAATGACCAGACGAGCGAAGTTCGGAACCGCCGCGGCCGTGATGGCCTCGCTGCTCCTCGGCTACGGCACGGCGACGATCACCATCCCGCCCGACATTCGGCGGCCCATCCTCGTGCAGCTCAAGATCGAGCGCGGGCGCCCTGCGGTCTGGGCGCCCGCGGTCGAGGGCCTGTGGCTCTGGCAGCCGCTGGTCAAGGCGTGGAGCGACGAGTGGCTCCTCACGCAGCCCAAGATGGCCATCGTCCGCGGCGTCGGCCCGCGCGGCGACGACGGGCTGATCGTCGTGGTGACGCAGCAGCTCGACGGCACGCTCGCCCCGAGCGACGAGATCAAGAGCATTCGCGAGCTCGCCTCGGGCTACTGGACCTTCCTCCGTCCCCTCCGCCCGAACGACCCGATGTGGAAAGGCGCCGACTGATGTTCCGCCGCCTCAACCACTGGCTCGACGACTGGTGTGGCGCCCTCTACCTCCTCGTCGTCCTAATGCCCGACCTCAGCCGCGAAGAGGGAGAGCCGCTGCCATGACCACCCCGGAGTTCCGGTGCGGCGACGTGGTGGACGAACTGGGCCAGTCGTGGTTCGGCAGGACCATCCAGTGGTTCACGCGCGGGCGCTTCGAGGCCAAGACGTGGGCGACGCACACCGGCCACATGGTTGACGCCGAGCACATTGCTGAGGCGCTGTGGCGCTTCACCATCCAGCCGCTCGACGTGACCCGCAAGATCAAGGTCTGGCGCCACAAGCCTGGCCTGGCGGAGAGCGAGCAAATCTGCATCCGCCAGAAGGCCCTGCACTGGCTCGGCAAGGCATATGGGTGGTGGAAGAACGCCGCCCACGCGCTCGACGGCCTGCTGGAGAAACTGACGCCGTTCCGCCACGTCTACCTGTTCCGCCGGCTCATCGGCATGGCCGACTATCCAATCTGCTCGTGGGCAACGGCCTGGAGCTATGAGGAGTGCTGCGGGCTGCGCTTCGGCGTGGCGCCCAACGCCGCGACGCCCGACGACATTGCGGACTGGTGTGAGGCGCACCCCGAGGAATGGGTGTGCATCTACGATAACGTGACGGGAGAATGACGTGCCTGTGCTACTGCCCTTCCCCGCCGATTGCCTCACGGACGCCCAGCGGACGGAGTGCGCCTACGCCGCGCTGGAGAGCTTGCGCCTCCGCCACAACGCCGAGGCACAGCGGGTCCGCGACAAGTCCATCACGCCTGCCGAGTTCGCCGCGTGGAAGCTCGCCTACTTCCGTCCGCGCCAGGAGATGATCGTCGCTGCCGTGTGCGCTTACCGCGACAAGGTGATCAAGCCGCCGAAGGAGGGCGAGGACGACAAG